GGGGTATGTATCTTGAGGTAGCGCGAACACATTCAAAAAATTAATATATAACTAACACTCTATGATCTCTACAAATAATATTTTTCATTTATAATATATTAAGTAGTATGAATATATTATAGTATAATGACAACACGCCCGAGTTGGGATGATTATTTTAAAAAAATCGTCGAAGCTACAGCGACAAGATCCGCTTGTGACAGACTTCACGTTGGGTGCCTACTTGTTAAAGACAATCGCATCGTGAGTCAAGGTTATAACGGATTCCTCCCCGGGTGTCCACACACATCAATTGTAAGAAATAATCATGAACAGGCAACTTTACATGCGGAACAAAATGCTCTTATGGATTGCGCCAAACGTGGAGTAAGTTGTATGGGAGCCACTGCTTACGTAACACATTACCCTTGTATCATTTGCTGTCGTTTGTTATTAGCGGCAGGCATTGGAGAGATTAAATATATAGCCGATTATAAAAACGATGAACTAGTTCCTTATTTTGCAAAACAATGTAATGTAGCAGTAAAAAAAATATAGTTAAGAATATAAGAACTAACTTAACTATATAATGAGTTATGATCTTTCTGCAAAAATTATTCTAATTGGCGATGCTAATTCAGGTAAAACAGCATTGGTTGAATCTTTCGCACACAATAGCTTTTCTCCCGGCAATGTTTGTCCTACAATAGGTATAGAATACGAAAGTGTTATTGTTAAATTATGTAATAAACGAATCAAAGCTATGATATGGGATACAGCGGGTCAAGAATCGTTCAGGTCTCTAATAGACGGCTACTATAGAAAGTGTGCCGGTGCAATATTAACATTTGATGTTTCTAGCAAAAGTAGTTTTGATCATTTAAGTTTTTGGCTAAAAGAAATAAAGAAACACAATACAGAGAAAAATCTATCAATTATAGTCGCTGCAAATAAAATTGATAAACACAAAGAACGGATTATTTATGATGATGAAATTAGGGCTTTTTGTGACGAACACCAACTTCAGTTTTTAGAAACAAGTGCCAGAACGCATCATAATACAAAACTGCTTTTTATGACCCTTATAAATAATATCCTGATAAACAATATAACAGCTGTAGGAAAGAGCGAGGGTATTAAAATCGCGGCGGATCCATTAGAGGATATTAATAGGGTTCAAAAGACCCGCGATTACTGCCCATCCTGTTTATAATTCGCTTGCATACTTAGTTAACTTCATTATAGTATAAAATGTTGCGCCAAACATTAGTGTTTTTGTCATATATCCTCCCATGGACATATGACCATCCTTGAGAAATAGTTTTGGAAAAAACGATGAGAGTTTAGTTTGAACAAATGGTAATTGGAAAATAAAGAACAGGACCATGATAAGTATTGGCAGCTGAAACTCGTCGTATAATACATCTAATCTATCTTGGCTCTGCTGTTTATTTTTGTTTTTTTGCATCATAGACTGATAAGTATCTTGCTCCTCTATGTATTTCTTTGTATCCGAATCGGGTAAATAATTTGGTTTTATTTGTTCATCGGTCGCGAGCGCGGCTGAATTCATCGGAATATCGCGTGAAGGTAGTTGTGTAGCACCATGTTGCTGAGCTTGCTGGATCCCATGTAATACTTTATTAAGTGAATCGGGATCCATTTGTGCTGGCGTAAACGGCATGGTAGGTTTTTCGGCAGCGTTAATTTGCGGCGCCTGCTGTACTACTGGGGCATGCCCCTGTACTTGTACCGGTGGACGTTCTTGTACTGAAAGCTTAACGTTATTAGCGCCTGGTCCAGGCAGTGATTCAATTGCAGTAGAGTCAGTCATATAATATGCTACAACATTTGATAGAATACAAGATTACGCAAACTGCATGGTTTTCTTATTAGGATCGCATTTTTGTCCGTGTTCCTTAAATATATAGCATTTATCATCGAACTTAAATACCTGATTACGAACTTTATTCATAGATGGGGCTTTAAATACTAAACAAGATCTATCTTTACACACTCTTCTAAATAATGTGGCAATACCTAAGCCTAGTATGATAGATATTATATATTTTCCAACAGAACTGTATATCAGACGACGAATATACATCAAGTTATATAATATCTAAATATTTTAGTAATTGCTATCCTTCAGCGCTTGGACCGGATATTCCCTTAATTTCTTTTCATCAGTAGGGCATTTAACAGGATGACTGGTAAAACCAAAACATGTTCCAGCCTCATCTCTATATTGAATTTGATTTAAATTGTCAGGGGTTGGATATACATAAACAGTATGTGGCGTTGGCAATGTTATATAAGAAATGAAAATGCCAATGCATAAACTAACAATAAATACTGGTACACTTAAAAATTTCATATATACTATTTTGTTATTTTTTATTACTAATTATCTCCGGTTTTTCTACGTCAAATACTTGTTCGCGAAGTGAGGACCTTAATTGTACTAGCTTATATTGTTTCTTTTCCTGAACGACAGTATTTACGCTATATAATAACTTCCTGATGATAGTAAGGGTTGGAAGAATATTCTGCAAATAAAGATCAATCGCATCTGTCATTTTTGCTAATTTAGTATCTGCACTCTCGTCCGCTTCATATTCTTTGATTAATGACTTGAAATTGCTAATAAAACCACCAAGGGCTATCTCGTTTGCTTTAGCTAAGGTTTTTCGTTGTACCTTTTGTTCATCTTCAACTGCCACGGTAGTACCTGGCATCATTTCGCTCTGCAAAACAAGTTGCTGTTCCGATAGTTCTTTTTTTACAGTGTTCTCAGCATCAATTAGTGTTTTATATGTTGTTTTTAGATTAGTAAAACCCTCTGTCATTTGTTCTTCCGTTATTAAACCAAAAAGTAGCAGTAGTTTAGTCTCTATTATTTTAATTTTTGCAGTATTCAGGTCCGTTGCAATATCATCTTGGATATCAGTAAACTTACTGGAAATACCTAACTTGATATCAATGTTTAACTTACAAGGATTTGATTCGTCGCCACAAATGGCACGCAAATGTCGATCATTTGTGGTAAATCTGGTACCCACGTCGCGTTTGCAGTTGACACATTTAGTTTTAATCTTTTTTATCGCTTCTTTTTTAACGCTTAGGGAACCGTCACTTCTAATAATTCTAAGTTTCGTATTGTTGTACTTAATATCATACCTACCTTTTAATTTATAGAAATTATCTATAGCCTTTTCTACAGACATTTGTGTTATAATTAAATATTATAATAATTTTTATGCATTCTCACAAAATTACTTTCAAATCTAGGTAGAGTTGTAATTACTTCATTATTCTCCCGCTGCACCTTTTCTCTAAAAGCCTTTATTCTCTCTAACATATATTGTTGCGCCTCCTCATTCTTCTTTTGTATCTCTTCTTTCGTTGGCTTATTTTTTCTTTTATATGCCAACAAGATTCCTAAAACAGATATAAATATAAATAGAAATCCCAAGTTTAAAACCGTATTATAAAATACAGTTTTCTTTTCATTGCATTGTTTTAAAGTCTCTTTAAGAAAATACATCACCCCTGGTTCTGTGAGACTAGGTTTATTAACAGTATCCATAAACTATAGAAGTAAAATCAAAAAAAATATAATACACAAATTATATATAATAATGAAACTCGCCTATTCTGTAACCTCATCAATAGTATTCTTCATTGTAGCAACAATCGCTTTTGTGGCAATTAAATTTTCAATGAGACCAAAAAAAGCTCCTGTCGTTGGTGAAGATCCCGCCGCCGATGGCTCTTGGATTGCGACAGCCGCATACGTTTTTATAACTCTGCTGGCACAAATTATTGCAAATTTCAGCAATGCTAAGGCAATTTGCAAGGGCTCTACGCAAAGTTTTGGATTAGTATTATTATACACACTTATTCCTTACTTTTTGATTTTGGGAACCGTTATGGTCCTTGTTACCGTTTTCCCAGGCTGGTTAACGCCATTTTCTAACACAATAGGTTATGCCTGCGCTTCTATAATGGGACTATCGACCACATTCAATAATTTATTAGCAACTGACCCCCAAGGAAACGATCTACTTACAAAGATTTGCTCTGATAAAGCCTTATTAATTAATGAAATGGGTAGAAATAATTATGCTGACTTTATGGCAGAGATGGCTGGGCGAGACCCCAGTAAGCCCAACGAAAAAGGTCCAGCTCCCGGACAAAAATCTATGTTGAAGGCTGATTATTTAGAAATCGGAGAGACTAAAAAGGGGGCTGCCGACGGTTATTACAATAAATTATATGGACTTGTGCTGCTCAAAGGTATTGTAGCCGAGGGATTATGGTACGGCTTAGCAGGTTGTTTAGCGATCTCTATTGCAAATAATGTTATAGTAAACATTCAATGTAATTATAGTGCTAAACAAATGGCAAAGATGCATGGCGAAGTTAAGGCTCAACAAGCTAAAGAGCATGCCGATTCACTAAAGAACGCTCCGGTTCTATACACGAAGCATACTTAAAAATTGCGTTTTGACATTTCAGAAAAGTACCGAATGATGATATATGATAATATAGCCATTATTAATGCGATTAACCATATAGGTAAAACAGTTTTTTCTTTATAACCAATACCAAATCTTCTAATGTGTCCATTTTTTTTATAAAGAAAAGACGGGGCTATGTGTTGTACTACCAAGAATGCTGATACGAATAATAATATTGATAAAGAAACGACGTGTTTTTTTACAAATGATCTATACATTGCACTATATATAGATTATTTTAGAAATTTTTTTATCACACTCTTAATTGCATTTTCTCTTATTTATGGTCTTTATTTTTAACAAGTATTAAATCAGTCCACTCCTTAAATGGTAATATATTTGTCTAATAGTTATAAACTTCTTTGTTATTTTAAGTTTATAATTTAATTAAAGTGTGAACCGACCATCCGCGCCTCTCTTTCGCTTACGCGTGTTTGTTTTCCCCTCCTTCATTTTGCGAAGTTCGGCGCGCACGAATTCAGCGAACTCCGGGTCCGCCATCAACGCCGCATGCTCCTCCTCCTGAATGGAGTCAAGCTCCGAAAGCGTATCTCTCACTTGCGCATGAATCGTCTCGCCCTCTTCCTCTTTATTATTAATATCAAATTGAAGTCTGCGTAATTTTTTTTCCAACTTTTCTGACTTATCAGTATCTGCTAGAAAATATCCCTCCTGTCGCTCCATTTCAAGCTTATGAAATTTAATATCATTTTTTACTTCCGCTTCTTTTTTCTGAAGATCCTTAATATTTTTTTCAAGCTTTAAAGCGCTCTTAGAAAGGCGATCTGCCTTTTCGCGCAGCTCATGTGCGCGGGCACGAGTGTTTGGAAGCGAGGGGGAGGAAGAGGACATCATTGTATACTATATTATTCTACTGGCTTTAAGTCTATAATTTAATCGCCTTCAACAGAAAAGCGAAATGAAAAATTCAAAATAGGGTTTTGGAAAACAGCGGCGCGCACGGGCGACACGCCACAATTCGTGCACCGATAACGGGACCTCCGGTGGGACCTTTAGAGCCCGTATGAAATTTACCTGATCGACAAAGAGTTGGGCGCGAGCGGCGTCAACCTTGTCAAGCGTTTGCTTTTTATAGAGACGCTCCAAAATTTCATACACCTCATCCTCCTGCATATGGAGCATGTCTGCGCCCTCAGCATCTTCATTGTCACTGGACAGCATAGAATATCGCTGTTTCAGCCGTTCGAGATCATTCCACTCTTTCCAGTTCCGTACTAGTGGGGTTTCCAGGTTGTTGCGTTGCGGCCGGCTCAAAAAGCCTTGCGCGCAGGAGATGGGAGAAGGGGAGTCTAAGTCTATTGATCCGGTTATCATTGTATACTATATTATTCTACTGGCTTTAAGTCTATAATTTAATCACCGCCGGTCCATGCACCATAACCTACCGCGTCATCATCTCTTTCACCGAAATCATCATCACCGGGCATAGCCATAATTTCCGCATTTAATTCATTTTGAATACGATCAGCAACTACTTGTTCTTCTAAATGCTCCATTCTATATATATCTCGCAGTCTGTTTGTTACACCATCTGTATTATCTAATCGTAATTCCGCCAAAGCATCCTGCTCTAATTCATGACGTTCTTTCTCATATTGATCTTCATCATAAACAAATAAAGCACGTGTTTGACCAACACCCCATTTTCCAAGTCTATGTTCCTTCATTAAATCTTCAACGCGCCTTTCATCTACCGAAAGATCTCCTAACCTTTTTGTTATTTTCGCCTTCTCTTTTTCCTTTGACTTCAGTACATCCTGGTTAATATCATAATTGGAAATATTAATAATCTCCTTATCTCGTTCCATTATGTCTAGATATGCCGTTAGCAATCGCCCTATTAAAGTATTAACTTCCATATTACGTCCTTCCATAATTTGATCTTCAATTGTAGCCATTCCTTCAATACTTCCAACAGTCTGATTATCACGGACTGTAATATCTGCTACTTTTGTTATATATAAATGCAGCGAATACAATGTCAAATACTTCATAATTTTTTTAATCATAGGACCGTTGAGTATGGTTGCTGCCCTCTCTTCTCCAGGAACTAACCTTACGTCTGCAAAAAACGGGAATATTTTCAATAGATGCATAATAATAGGGCGTTCTGGCGAATCCAATACTTCGGCAAGTACTGCATTAATTGGTTCGCTACCGTAGAATGACTTTAAAGTACTATATTCTTCTTGAATAATTCGCTGAATATCTTTAATGTGACTATCGCTTAGTTTTTGACTGCCAGACTTCCAGTGAAGAGGAATAGGCGGATTTTCAAAACTAATCTCATTTTGTATAATCGTCGGAAAAATCTGTAAAATGTTAGCTAATGTTGTTTTTGTCCAATCTACATAAGCAATTGCTGTTTCATCCTCTTTACTCATATATATATTCTCTCCGCGTAATTTCCATTTATCAATATCGGCAAGGAAATGATCCTTATCGGCGCCGCCGCCGCGGATTCGTAGAAAGTTTGAAATCTCTTGCATTAAGTCATCAATGCCTTGATTAATAAACCCTTCAAAGGTGCGCAACACTGCTGCCTCCTCTGCATCAGATTCTCGTAACACATCGTAACGATCGAACAATGTCTCTAGGTTTTCAATAAATCCAACCAATGGCGTCCCGTCCAAACTACGCAATACATCATCAGTCTTTATATAACCCTCCAACACTGCTCTTGGAGATAATAATCCCGCGCCTAGATTAACATTTATTATGTTTTCCTTATTTACGATATCCATCAATGCGATAAAAGCTTCCATAGTATAAACACGTTGTTCGGATTCCAATATACTGATTTTTTTACTAATTTCATCTGTATTTTTAAAGGCACTTGCGTTTTTGCCACATATCATTTGTAGACGACTATCTAAAATAGTACCGGTATTGAAATAACAAAACCGAATAAATGCCTTATAAATGGTTTCTTTGGAAAATGTGTTGGGTGTTTGCGGATATATTAATTTTGTATTTTTTGGATCAAATAAAAAGGCAGCGTCTGTTAACTGTTTAATCGTATCATATATCGCTTCTAATGTTATCACCGTATTATTAGCTGCGAGTATACCGGGCTCCTTTTCTTCAAAGTACATAACGGTATTTTTATTTCCGTCATTACAACAAGCATTCTCAACAAGAAGCTCATTATTAATATTTTCTAGTAACAGCGTTGATTTATTTACAGCTGTCTGGATTAATTCTTGTATTCGGAGAGAAAATAGTGTTATTTTTCCATATAAAGTCGCCATTCTTGAAAACTGCGCTGGGCTTCCTTCGCGTACCTCGGCACTTAGACTCTGACGGAATGTTGGACCAACATTTGATAATCCAGTAATTTTTATTGGATGTAATGGAGGTAAAAATGTTACCCAATGACGCACATCAAATTCTTTCGGAATAAGAACAAGAGGATCTTCGCCCTCATCATATGCTAATTTAGCTTGTATTCTCTCCTGAATGTTTTCACGTGGTAGCAATTCTTTATCAATTATACCTTTCAACTTTTGCATGAATTTTTTTAGTGTCTCTATCCCGGTTTTTCTAGTTAGTCCCGGTAATCGTTGCCAAGGTCGCGTTCTCGATCGGAGTCTTAGAGCTACGCATGAAATATATTTTAATGCATTAAAATCGCCGACACCTTCAAGTGGGTAACCCACAAATGATCTTGGACCACATCCTTTAAAAGTCTTACTTGTTTTAACGGAAGGCATCATAGTTTGAACGGTAACTAAGTAATATGCTAGGGTCAATAATAATAATGCCTCGTCATGAATATCCACATAGCTCCCCATGCGTTTTTTAATTTTCGCCCGCTGTAGATTATATGTTTTTTCATCTGGAATATAAGCATCCAACGCGCCTTCAACATTATGAATAATAAAATCTGTCTCAGATCCTATATTGATAGCAAGCTGTTTATTAAGTGTTAATATAACATTTCTTATCATCGTTCCATCTTTAGAGCGCATGGTCTCCGTTGGTTTGAATGACATATCCATCAACATATCGCCAACATCCTGATTCAAAATAGCCCGGGATACAATTTTATAACCCGCCTCATCATAACCTTCTGCTTCATCAAATTCCAAACGCCGAATCAAATATCCAGAATGTTTGTCAACTATCTTATCTCCATCATCGCTGATTTCGCCCCTCGCCGCCGTAACTTGAGCCAACACTTCTTCATAACCTTGTGAGAAAAATGCATTCGCCAGAGTTTCATAAAATGTCGGTAGCAATTTTGTATCCGTATCAATACAGTAAAACCAGTTTTCATCTTCTCCTGCAATAGGCTGTGCCGGACGACATGTTTTATTAATGAATTTTAATATATCAGTCTGTTTCGATACAAAATCTTCCTGTGATAATATCATATCTCGTAAAAGTGCATATTGTGACTGTTGAACAACCCGATCTGCAACTTCCATACCTAACATTTTCTTCATTAAATCATATTTTAATTGCTCTTGTGTCCTTATAGCAACCAATTTTGTAATTATATTCATATTATACTGCAAACTCTTTGAAAGTTTTTTCGCAAGTGCCTGATTTCCAAGTTTTACTGTCTCGTCAAACTGTTCCAACATATCATTTATTAATTGCTTTTTAATTTTGTCTTTATTGATAACAATATCGCCGCAACTATTGTTAATACTCAAACAAGACTTTTTTAGATTACAAAACATTGCTTTTGATACGGGTTGCCCATCCAGATCAGGAACCGCAATCCATGTATTATTATCATCACGAACATAGTATATATTTTCGTTATCGGTATTTATTATAAATGCATAATCCCCTTCACTAACGCGCCGCTTTTCATTTATTAACGCGTCTGCTTCTTTGGCAGCTTCTTCGGGTTTCAATCCCACATTCGTTTGTAAATGCTCTATTAAAAAATTATTAAACTCCACCGGAGGCATAGCTGCCTGTTCATCTGAAAACTCCTTTATGATATCATATCTGGTTTCATCATATTTTGTATCAAAATATACATCCCGTGTACCATCATCCGCTCTTAAATCGTCAATATCGATGTAAAATTTTGCCAATACGAAATTTTTACAGGCTTGTATCTCACCCTCTTCTACTTCTTGTGCCTCACCTATTTGCGTTTTAATCAACTGTTCGATATCTTCAGCAACAAATAATTCTATATCTTCCAAAGCAAGAGCATTCATAAACAAATTACCATTGTCAAAAACTAATAATCTTCTCATAAATTCTGGCGTGGTTGCTGTTTTCAGATCATATTTATCAAGAATCTCTTTATTGCCACTATCTTGTCCTCCCAGAAGAGCAAATAAATGAGAGTTTTTAAATGAAATGTCTGCGCCATATTTGTAATCTAAATACGAAATAAATTTTTGTCTTTTTGTTGCCAACAATCTCTTTAAGGAGAGGATTTCATCAACCATATATCTCACAATAGTCTCGTATTGTTTAAAAGAAATGTCATCTGGAAATATTAAGAATGGTTGGAGATATTGCAGTATAGATAGGTAAGAAGTTGTATTAACTATGTACTTCTTTACTAGTTCAAATAAGTTTCTTGTTCTAGGTACAATTTTATCCAAATAATCAGCATACTCGCGCGGACCTCTATCATCTAACGCTCCAGCTTCAGCAAAGACATAACTCTCTATTTTCTTCAAATAATTTTCATGCGCCATTGGCTCTCCATCTCTTAAATTTTCCTCGTCAACTATATTGCTAACGTATTTTGTTTTATTATTCAAATATTGATTGTAGGTAAATGGAATCTGATTTAAAATTGCCCGGGTATATACCGAAGTAGAGGGAAGATTAATTTGAGAATATCTCATTACAGATTCCGGTAATGTAAGAGTTCCCATTATAGCCATGGTATCATTAGCAGTTACAGGTAAAAGAGATGTATTTAGTGAGGGCTCTCGTATATCCTTTGGCTTAATCTGCGTCAACCCAGTTTCATATCGCGTCATATTAAATTTGCTTTTCTCAAGGTGAATACCGGAAACGTCGCGCGATCGCACAGGTATTCTGCCACCGTCATCTCCTTTTGCCGGAAGGCTTCCACAAAGTGCGAATGATTGAAGGTCTAAATCATTGTTAAGAACCACATCCAAGTTAGTGCCAGTTTCTTTATTAATAATAATATTTGCCATACTGGATGGCTCTGTAAATGGTGTAAGATATGGATTAAGTTCTTGGTACTTGAAAATATACTTATTTTGTCCATCAGGAACTAGATTACCCTTATATTGCTGTGTTATATCATATATACCTTCCTGGGCTAGCGCCAATGTGGTTTCTGTAATCCCTGGCTCTGTATCCCTGGCATCTAATTCAAAATTATATAGCACTTTATTGTTTTTAACTATTGGTAAAATCCAGTTCAACTTTACATTCAAAGCCTCCAGTGACCTTACTAACGGCTTATAACCCGCCCCCTTTGTATCCGGCATACCGACATCACCGCTCTCGGAAATCTTAGAGAAGCTTGCTCGCAACTGCCGGTAGCGTTCAATCATTATATGGAGAGAATTATATACCCTTTTTGTTCTATCAGCTGCGGGTATTGTTGAAAGTAAGTCATTTAGTAAATCATTTGATTGCGTCTCAATACTATAGCGCCGCTCCTCCTCGGGTACATCCACGAAAATATCCAATTCTTCTAACTGTTCACCAAATTCCACTTCATCGGCAGAAAATAACTGCGCCTTTCTCTCCTGTGGTATATCAACTACCGGTTCTGCTTGAGGAGGTGGAGATAATCCCTCCTCTTCAATATCCAATTCTACATCTGTTCCAGGTGAAAGGCTCAAAGCTTCTGGGAATTCGGGAGATTTCTCTTTACCCTCCTCCTCGGCTGGCGTAGATTCTGGCGTTTTTTCTGGAGGTGTAAAAGGTTTAATAGACTCTATTGGAATATTCTCCGGAATACCTTTATAGCCAAAATCAATATATATCTTTTCCTTGTTAGGCCATAATGATATTTCGATCATATCTTCTTCTAAACTAGCCACTTGTCCATTAATTACAGTAGGTACATCTCCGCCGAGATGAACCGATATCCACGTTCCGGGCAATAAACCATTTTGTCTAGCATACCCGGGTTGCTCGGCGCGACTTAGTATTTCAACTTGTTCAATAGACTCATCGTTTAATTTACCATCCGTTATATTCAATACGGTCCGGTTCCCATCATCAATATCTATTAACTCTACTTTCGTATCATCTAAATATTGTATGAAAAAGGTTTTGTTATTGATATCAGTGTTATCTGGTGCCACGATCTTAATAATATCCCCAAGTTCTAGTTGTAATTTTGTTGATTCTTCAGGTTTAGATGACATTACCTTATACTTACGGTAGAAATTATCTTACAGACCATATCCGAATAAATTGAATTATAAAGAAAGTTAAAGACAACCTGTTATCTTTTCTCAAATGTTCAATCTAGCAGACTATGTTGCACTTACAGAAGTAATTAACGATCGTAATGTCGCTGAAGAAAAACACCTTACAGTCAAGAAAGCATATCAAAAGACGCCACACCTTCAAAAGCTTGAAGATGAGTTGCGCGCTGTCGCCTCCGACGATCCCGATTGGCGCGATAAGGTAATGGGACTAAAAAAACAAGTCGCTGAAGAGAAGGCAAACTTAGTAAGATATATAATTAAATATCAAAAACATTATCTGAATGCAGACAATATTCAAACTCTAGGTCTGTTTCGTTCCGTTATTACAAATGGGAAAAAGATTCTAGCATTTTCCGCCCCCAAATCAGTCTCATATGATTTGTTTAATAACGAAACGGTTGAAGGTGACAGGGTATTTCTAGAGTTCTGCGAAGGAACCATGATAAATATGTATCATGATACTTATACAGGCGAGTGGGAGATTGCAACCAGGAGCAATATGGGCGCGCGTTGTAAATTCTTTCAAGAGTCTAATTCAACTTTCCGCACCATGTTTCTCGAAGCATTGAATAAGCAGAATATTGAATTTAATGAATTTAATAAAGAATACTCTTATTCATTTGTTCTACAGCATCCAGAAAATAGAATCGTAGTGCCTTTTATGGAGCCAAAAATAATACTCACAAATATTTATAAATGTCTAACAGATACCGTTGAGGAAGTACCCTTAAACGAGTTTAGTACACTAGCGCCTATGACAAAATTAACCGTTCCCGCGAAACTAACGGAGAGTGAGTCTTTTAAAACAATTAGTTTGAAGGAGATCAAGAATGCGCTATATAGTTCGGAAAGCAAGGTAGATTATACCCTACAGGGCGTGATTGTATATGATAGAACCCGCCGCCTTCGGTATAAAATCCGAAACCCTCGTTATGAATATGTAAGACATCTTAAGGGAAATAATCCTAAACTTCAATATCAATATTATTGTCTTAGACAAGGAGGGAAGGTTACAGAATATCTACAATACTTTCCAGAACATGCGGATAAGTTGCGGAACTTCAGAAGTCAGCTCCATAATTGGACTTTCAATCTCCATAGAAACTATGTTGCATGTTATGTACATAAACAAAAACCATTGCGAGATTTCCCATTCGAATATCGCTCGCATATGTACAAGCTTCATGAATTGTACCGCGATCAATATAGGGAGATGCGAGGTGCTATTACAAGACGTGTGGTAGTTGAGTATGTCAATACATTGCCCCCGAATCATATAATGGCATCTGTCAATTATCCTCTACGCCATGCAGAGGCACGTGCAAAAAGAGAATCAATTGTGGCACAGGCTGTTTAAGTTTAATATCTTTGTGTAAAAAAATACAAAAAGATATTTTTTAATTGTTTGATAAAGCGGCATTTAAAATTCTGAGGCAATTGAATTATATATCGCAATACCCTCTTGGCAAGCCTCTACAAATATCTGTGAAATAAGTTGCGTACTGGCGTTTATAGATTCATCGTCTTTGAAAGCAATTCTAATAATACTATGTGAATCATGTGGATGATTTTTTCTAAAACCGATATAACTCAAGATTGATGCACCGCCATAGTATTTTTCATGAATAATATATTCAAGAACCTTGCCTATAGTATAACCAACGCCATCTAATTTAAGATCATAACTATCTTGAATAGTGGAACTACTCTGCGATTGGATTATATTGCCTATTTTATCCATAGCAAATTCGCCTGCCAACTTAATTAACTTATTTGCAAGAATAACACAAGCATTTTTTACAATATCTGCATTTTCAAATACACCAACGGTTTGTATCTTGAAATCAAAACTATCTTTAATAAATACTCTTCCTGCTTTATGATTGTACCAATCTTTTCGCGCCATCTCCACATTTTCTCCTTCATTTAGTGTTTTAGCCACTTCCTGCCACTCACGATCTTGGTTTATTTTATCAGGCGTATTGCGGTAAGTGCAACATGAAACAACATTAAATGCACCGTCCTCAGATGCAGTATGAAGCGACATCTTTGCCTGAATTTGTAATTCTTCTCCAGGAACTTCATTTGAAATCCGAGGACGCAAACGTGCAAATAATATATGATCCCCCGTAATAGGATCTGTAGGGAAAATCTTTTGCAATACTGAATCAGCTAGAAATTTATCACTTTTAGTATTTTTAATTTTAAAATCTGCGGTAGTCACAAGCATCATATCATGACTATCATTTTTTTTATCAATTATTACCTCTAATTCATCATAAGGCTGATCGTGGGTAATACCGTGTATAGGAATACACTGTAGCCTTTGTTTCAGAATTTCATTATTGAATCTAGAAGTATTTGTTACGAATTTTGCCTTATTTTCTTTGTCGGGAAATGTTTTAAATACCAGGGTTGGGATATCAGCAAGGATAGTTCGCCGCAAACCATTTGCAACGCTAACGTTGGTACTCGTCAAGGTAAAATACAACGTTCCGTCGTCTTCCGATTTACTACTTACAAACATTCCTATTTTGGATTCTTTTGCCATGCTGGTCATTTTATATAGATCAAGATATAAATATTTATTAAATCAATTTTCTTATGTTATTTATTTAATGTGTTCATATTTAAAATGAATTCGCTTTTCTATATATAATGAGTGCGGTTCTCTACTACAGTAATTATTGTGGTCACTGTAAAGAATTACTATATAAATTATCTAGGACACAAACAAAAAAGGAATTACATTTTGTATGCATTGATAAGCGGGCGAAGCAACCGGACGGTTCGATACATATTACAATAGAAAATGGCGAAGTACTCCTCCTCCCGCCTAATATTAAGAAGGTTCCGGCAATTCTACTATTGCACCACGGAAATAGAGTATTGGATGGTTTAACCGAAATACAGCAATATTTAAATCCGCGTGAGCAGGCGGTCAATGAGATTGCCACTCAATCTAATGGCGAACCTTTAGCATTTTCTATGAATGAAATGGGATCAGGGTTATCGGATAATTATTCTTATCTTGATATGAGTGCCGAAGAGTTGTCAGCTAAAGGGAATGGTGGTATGCGAATGATGCATAGTTATACCAGTCTAGGGAAAAATCAAACAATTGCAACGCCTCCGGAAGATTATGTTCCTAATAAAATTGGGAGTGTTGATCTCGGGAAACTGCAAGAACAAAGAAATCAAGAAGTAACATCACGAAAATAATAATAATTAGCATTAAATATTAAAAACATAAAGCAATAATAGATAAGAAATGAGTATTCTTAAGGTTTTTAATAGCCAATTTTCCGAATTCATTGCAGATGTCCAAGTTGTATTTCCCGACGACAGAAATATAAAAACAGCAAAATTTTATGTAAATAAAGTTGTTGCCGTCAATCCATCTTTATTAATTAAAGCATGGCATGAATATGTAACAACACCGTATAGTAACGAAATTAACGGGGGAAATTTCGCCTTCTTCTTGGAAAAAGACTATAAAAATGATGTGGGGACATCGGAAAGCTATGATTCGGAAAATGTACTCGGGGCTATAAAAATGATAAAAGAAAAAGCACAGTTGATGTCTAAGGATAATCAAGGCAAAATCGTCAAATATCTCCAAAATCTTACGAAGCTCAGCACTATGTATATGGATAAATAGTTATATGGTTATAAAAAATTGAAATAACATTACTACTTGATAATATAGATACACGATTGCCTATCTATAATGTCAGCATCAGCAGTAGCTTCCATGAACGATGAGGAAACGCGTACGCGCGAATACTACAATTATCTTGGTCAACTCCGCGCAGAGCAAGTCCCCGTCTTTACGGCAAAATTGCGAGGAACGGAGGATGATGTTGCCGTTATTCTGAAAATGGATATTAATAGCGGCGATGATGCCTGGAGGGCAGATTTGGCGGCACAACGTAAAAAGATTCATACTAAGATAAAAAGAGAGTGGCAGTGTCAAACATGTGCCGACAGAATGCGAAATGCATTTATATACGTAGATAAAAATGGTGGATCAGTACTATGTCCCGTTATTGAAGGGCGGACACCACTTCAAAAAAATGTTCACGATCTATGTGATACATATATAAATTCATATATTAATGCATGGCATAATAGGGGTCTACATTGGCAGTACGAAATTGTTCGTGCCGATACACTATACGCACATGCTCCCACTTGGGATCTGGCAAAGAAATCTACCGAGACGGCATGGCGACACTATTCATGGGTGCCGGAGGAAAACAGTGAAGCGCTTTCAGAGCATTGTCTCAAAGATGGTAGCAATATACTTGAGCTGCTTGAAAAGGCACTAAATAAATATTGTCCTATGATGATTAAACTATCTGAAGAGATGTTGTCTGATGGTCCCGAGATGCTAAGATCAATGGAGCTGATTAGAGAGCTTCTACTAAAGGCTTCTTATGGAAAACAACAGGTCGCCGCAGTGGATTGGATTATCAAATACATTAAAACTGTTATTGCAATTAGATCTGATTGGAATTCTCTCCGATGGAATCAAAAAATCAACTGCGTTATTAAAGCGGTTTGTGATTGTAGTTTATCTATTGCAGATGATGATAGTGGTGATGTGCTATGTGGTCTTTTCCATTCCGTAAATGGGAATGTTCTTAGTCTTCTACAAAAGGGTGAGTCGCCTCAAGCAGTAGTAAGAATGATTGAGGAAAGAAATGATCCAAGAAATTACAAACAAACAACTGCGCCGCCGAAAGCAGTGCATATTGAAAAAGCAGCAAATCTATTTAAGGGTTTTAAAGCCACTATGCATACAACTAGCCAGCTTGAGCAGCTACCTGGTTGCGCTACGGTAAAAGCCGGTCCATCAGATGATGTTGATGATGTGTTTGGAGCAATGGCAGCGGAAGCGAAAACTAGGAAAAAGAGTAAGCAGAAATATTCCGGTTTTGCTAGCCGAATGAGCGGCAAAGTCAAGGGAGATCCTACAAATATGCGCGAATTGATGGAAGGTATTAGAGATGGTAGTATTACAAAGTTGGAGATGATACCCTCCAGTCATACGGTATATACCGCTGGTTGGGAAGGAGAAAATTTGAAATCTAGCGACTTCTGTGTCCCTCATCTGTGGGTATTTATATCAGATAATAGGTTTCGGCATACTTTTATGGACATCACTCATGTATATCGCCTCAAGACAACAACCCGAGAAAACTACTTCTTTATTATCAAGGATGCGAGGAATACGCTGTATAGTAAACCATTTACTACAAACTGCACTTTGTCAGAATTCCTCGCTACCAAACATCAGAAGACAGCTGGTAAGCCGTTCCATGCTCTTAAAAATAAAACCAAGATTCAAATTCCTCCAGCTTCCTACGGCAGCCTCTCCCTTGGGACAGGATGTTCAGTAGACAAGGGTGACAGTTTGATGAGCACTATGCGATTTAGAATTAACGGAAAGGAAGTTTGTATCAGGAAAAACGGATTTTAAATAAGTAAAAAAATACTATCTATTTGATTAAATATTTTTTTATTTAAAAGCATATTAGATATTTATTACATAATGGCTGAAAGCGACGTTCAAAACGATACATCTGAGCCGGAAATTCCCGGAGAGTTCTTGAAGATCACAAAGGACTTTCTTACTGATATGTTAACTACCTTTCCGGAGTATAAAGATAATTTAGAACCTGTACTAAATGATATTAATAATGATAATATCGCCAGTGAAAATGTGAAAAACTTGTTTACTTATTGTCGGGAGTTTTACCCTTCCCGATTCTTTGATTTATTATACCAGAACGAGGAGATATTCGTTAAGGAAGATATTGACACTCATTTTCTCCCTGGTATTAATTTTGATGAAGTCTGGGAACAAGATATAACGGACAAAACAAAGATTATTATATGGAAATATCTCCAGTTAGTATGCTTTGCGGTTATTAATAATCAAAGCGATTGTGAAACATTTGGAGAGACCGCGTCTCTATTTGAAGCAATTAACGAAGAGGAACTGAAATCCAAATTAAGCGAGACCATGGAACAAATGGCGGGAATTTTTGATATGTCGGGAAATGCGTTTGAAAATATGCCAGAAGCCAGCGATGCATCTGGAATTAATCAAGAGGATTTGCCTAATCCTGAGGACTTGCATAATCATATTAGCGGTCTTTTAGACGGAAAACTGGGTCGATTGGCAGCTGAAATAACCGAGGAAACAATGAAAGAGTTTGAGGATATTGAAGGTGTGGATAATATAAATGATGTATTTAAGGTTTTATTTAAAGACCCTGGAAGACTGATGAAGATGATTAAAAAGGTAGGTGGGAATCTAGACGCCAAACTTAAATCTGGGGAAATTAAGGAAAGTGAGCTAATGGAGGAAGCCAGTGAATTAATGAATAAATTAAAGACGATGCCGGGTATGAAAAACATGCATAAAATGATGGCTGAGATGGGATTGCCGATGGGTGGAAAAAACGCAAAAGTTAATTTGGGTGCTTTCCAGGGTCAGATGAAGAGAAATATTGGGAAAGCTAAAACCAAGGAGCGTCTGCGGCAAAAACTTGAAGCCCGGCGAGCTGCCCGTGCTGCCACCAGTACTGGTAGTAATATGACCCAAGCGCAGCAAATTGAGTTATTGCAGAAGCAGCTAGCCGAAGCTCGTGCAAAAAATACCGAGGTGGGGGCATCCACAGGGGGAAATAGTAAAAAGAAGCGCCGGAGAAAGCGGAAAAAGAAAAATAAGGAGGCAGCTAATAATAAAAAATAACTTAGAATATATATATATATCATGTCGCATACATTTTGGTTAAATAATCCATCAGTATTGTTTAATAAGGACCACATTACTGAGATATGGCCTTCGCAAGCTGATAATACAGAGACGAAATTAAACGCATATACCCGCCTAGTAATATTGTTAACAATTGTAGGTTACACTCTCACACGATCTTTCAGAATAGTGATAAGCTCGGCAGTAACGCTAGTTATAATTGTATTATTATACAAAATACGCAAACACGCTGATGTTAAGAAGAAGATAAACAAGAAGATAGTTAAGGAAGGTTTTGCCGGACGCAAATTATATGAAAAAACAAAACAGGCATTTACTAATCCGACTAAAAAGAATCCTTTAATGAATGTTTTGCTACCAGAGATAAAATACAACCCGCATAGAAAAGCTGGTGCACCCGCTTTTAATCCATCCGTTGAGGAAAAAATAAATGAGAGTGCAGGGAATGTCGGTCCGGATCCGAGACTTTTTTTAGATTTAGGAGATAGTATAAATTTCGAACAATCAATGCAAAGATTTTACACAACTGCTAATTCGCGAGTCGCCAACGATCAAACAGCCTTCGCAAAATTCTGTTATGGAGATATGCCATCATGCAAAGAGGGCGACGGGCTACAGTGTGTCAAGGATAATCATAGATGGATAAATTATTAAATAAAAAAATCTTCGCTATAGTTATATAGAGATGTCCAGTGTATATAGTTACAGATTTGATAATCAGACCAGAATTGGCGATGACACATGCGGTATCACAGCAAGAGAAGCTCAAAATAATGCAGCCGGTTCTTACAACACGACTAACTATTTTCTGAATTGGTGTGGGATGAAAACGCCAATTGGTTTTGCAACGCAACAGCCAAACATATTCTACAAAGGTGGTTTTGGACCATGTGGCGCAGGTGGGTGCAATATCACGAGTGATTCCAAACTTAAAATAGGATCCCTCCAAACTCATCCAAAATGTAAAATTAGTCTTCAGCAACGCCCATTTGCCACGGTGCCATATTTGGGACGCGGTCCTCCACGTCCTATTTTGGAGGCTCGGTTGCAGCAGGGTGCTATGATCAATGATCTGAAATCATGCAAAACGGTCACTGAGAAATCTTTTAATGACTATAGCATGACCCCTCTAATTCCGACGGTACAAGCAACCATCCAAAATCCGCATAATTTAGTGGAAAGCGCTGCTGCTGCCGGCTGGATTCGCGGCGGACTTCCAAGTCGCGAATTGACCAGAGACCAAGATTACTTGGAGAGACATACTCACCAATAAATCATTTAAAAATTAGAATAATTATTATTTAATGTATAATTATTCAATTAACCTTTCTTATCGTGAAAAAGATGATACTACTTATCGCAAAGAACTACTTGATTGTTTTCATATGAATGAATATAATGATGATATAGTAAAAAATATTGGAACACTATACTCTACCATAAAAGATGAGATAGGGGATATTATTGCAGCTATTAAACCCCATCACCCATTAACACCATTTAATGGTGTAGAAGATTCAGATTGTTTTATGTTCTTATTTGCATGGGAATATTTCTTTGAATTGCATGAGTTTTTAGTTGAACTTCATAAGAAGAGTAAACTTATTGGAGAGAAAAAGACCATTTTATTGAATAAGATCAATGCTAAAAATAAATAATAATATAGTATATTAATAATGACCGATACAAGTCTTAAAAATTCTCGCGGATGGTATTGCCAAGGGCAAAATGCATTAGCGCATCAATTTAGCCATAATATTTACAAGTATAAGTGTATTTCTAAAAATACCGCTTTTCCTTGTGTAGGAATTAATATGCCGATGATGACAAATGGGTATAATAATCAGATTCTCTCCAATAATGCTTCAGATATAGAAAGTGCATTGTTTGGAATTGGATCTACTAATTTAGTAAAAGCTAAGGCACCAGTTGTTCCAGAGCTCAATTGTACGGGAAATATTAAATTCTTCAATAGACTGGAAACATTTCTCCCAGAACCATTAGTTATTCAGAAGTATCAGCGACCCGTTGGTCCATTTTCATAAATAACAATATATTTAGATAATATATATTGTTATGCTATCTGTTTGTAAAAGTTTTGAATGCTCATCAAAATGTTGTGACGATGGAGGCGGAGGCGCCGGTACTATAGGTCCCACGGGACCTACTGGCGCGTCTGGCGGCGGCGGCGGAGGTGGTACTGGACCCACAGGACCTACTGGCGCCCAAGGTATACAAGGACCTACTGGGCAGGCGGGTGGACCAACTGGACCAACCGGTGCACCGGGAAGTGGAGGAGGAGGCACAGGACCTACAGGATGGACGGGACCTACAGGACCTACAGGGTTAGGAGCAACTGGACATACTGGATGGACAGGACCTACAGGACCAACTGGGTTAGGAGCAACTGGACATACAGGATGGACAGGACCTACAGGACCTACAGGGTTAGGGGCAACTGGACATACTGGATGGACAGGACCTACAGGACCATCTGGGTTAGGGGCAACTGGACATACTGGATGGACAGGACCTACCGGACATACGGGCGCAGATG